CCTACAGGACAAAGAGGGTGGGGCTTACACGAAGCAACAGGCCATTGTAAGAGCCTCTAAAGAGTATGAATGCCTACATCGCCTGTTTCGTGAGTATGATTTGAAGGCGTTTGACCCCAACCCAGAGTCGCACCCAAATTTAGTAACGAAAGATGCGATTCAACCGGACAACACGTTAGCAGGAGTGATCTGCGAGAACAAACAGCAGACCTACAGACAATCGCTTCAATGGGCTATTGATGCTGCTGGACGATATATGCGAACAGGAGAGAAGCCCGTTAGCTGTCCATGTGACTCCGCATACTATCTCTATCAGCAAGCAATATCCGAGCCTAAAGATTTTCTTGGTAGAGTTGGTCAGATTGAGTCCAAGGGAGTCGGAGAATCAGAGGAAGAGAAGGATTTGAAACGTGCAGGGAAGCGTTCCGTGAAAGAGATAGAGTCGATGCTACAGGAGCTTCTAGCAGATGACAGTCATTGAACTAATTAACGAGTTGCTGCACCTACCTCCAGATTATATAATTGAAACCGATGACGGTTGGGGACGTATTTTTGAACCAGACGAGGTAGTAGTCAACCACAGCAGCAAAACTGTTTGTTTAGAGGACTAATGAAAACCGCTTGCCTGCTACCTAATGCTGCCGGTCAGACTCAGGGGCTTCTACTGGAAAGAGCGGCATTCTTTCCAGAAGTTCCAAAGATGCCATTTGTAGTTCGCTGCGTAACTACAGTAGAGGACTTTATTGAATTTATTGTGATGCTCGGCTACCAGAAATGGTTCTCATTCGATACTGAGACGACAGACATCAATCCACGTCGTGCCCTGCTGGTTGGTATGTCATTTTGCTGGGAACCTGATGAGGCTTGGTATATTCCCGTACAGTGTCCCATTGACGAACACTGTCTGACTATCAACTATGTTTTGGAAAATGTGGCTCCATATCTTGAAAATATCGAGTATAAGAAATTAGGCCAAAATCTAAAATATGATAAAATTGTTCTTAGAAATCACAATATTGATCTTAGAGGCATCAGCTTTGATACTCTCATCGCTAGTTATCTCCTGGATGCTGGTTCAAGGCGTCATAATCTGGACATCCTAGCAAAGAAGTATTTGAATCACACTACAATAAAGCTATCAGAGCTTATCGGTACTGGAAAGAATCAGCTATCGACGAAGGACGTTCCGCTAGAGTGTATGGCAGCGTATGCGGCAGAGGATGCGTGGGTAGTTGCTCAGATTGCCCCGATGCTTTATGCAGAGGCTGAGCGGCAGAAGCTCACCAACTTGTTGGATCGCGTAGAGATTCCGCTCGTGTCGGTGCTAGCCGATATGGAGTACAACGGAATTAAAGCAGACTTGGAGAAAGCAGATGCGTTACAAAGAGATTTTGAGTCGCGTATTGCCAAAAGCCTGGATAGCATCCGAGAACGGGCAGGCGACAGGTTCAATCCGAACTCCTTAGCGCAATTGCGAGAAGAATTATTTGGAAGGCTATTATTGCCCTCAAATAAAAACACACCAGGAGGAGAGTGTAGCACAGACAAGTCGGTTCTTAATGAGCTAGCCAAACAGCACGATTTGCCAAAGGCTATTACTGAATATCGAGAGCTAACTAAGCTGAATGGTACTTATGTATCGTCTCTGCCGGGCATAGTATTCCCAGATTGAACTTCGGATACTAGCCCACTATTCCTCCGATCCCAGACTGCAAGAAGCGTTTCATTCTGGGGAAGATATTCACGCTGCCGTGGCTGCTCAGGTGGCTGGCGTACCGCTCAGCGAAGTTACCGAGAGCATGAGGAAGGCTGCCAAGACTATCAACTTCGGGATAATTTATGGCCAAGGTGCGAAGAAGTTAGCAGAAAGTCTTGGGATAACTAAGGGTCAAGCAGAGCAATTCATAGCTGAGTATTTTAAGACGTATCCAAGAGTAAGATCATTCAAGCAGGCAGTAATTGGCGGATGCCGGAGAAATGGATACGTCGCTACAATCCTTGGTCGGCGTAGATACATACCAGCAATCAATGACCCAGATGGGCCTGATCGTTGGGAAGCGGAACGTATGGCAGTAAACACGGTCATACAAGGAAGTGCTGCTGACCTAATCAAGTTAGCTATGCTTGAGACCTATAACCTCATACAGCAGAAAAAATTATCAGCAAAGATGTTGGTACAGGTACATGATGAGTTGATATTTGAAGTACCGCAGGGGGTCTTTCAAAGTGCTTGCGAAACAATCAAAGGCACAATGGAGTCGGTTATTCCATTGAGTGTTCCTGTTATAGTTGACGTAGAATACGGCCCTTCCTGGGCAGAGATGGTCGCTTATGAACAAGTTGCAAACAACTGACCATTGCGATTTTTGTGGAAGGGTGCTTGGCTACATTTGTAACCGAGATGGGCAACGTCATGAATCAGCGGAACGACGTGGGCTATTTTGTAAGAAAACAAATGAATGGAAGTATTTTTGCTCAGATCAATGCTGTAAGGATTATGTAGATCGTGAAAGTAAGTAGCCCGTTCGCCTATCTTGTTCTGAAGGACGTTATGAAATATGAGACAGATGGATGATACTGAAAAACGATTCTGCTCAAAGTGCAGAAAGCTGCTTCATTTTACAGAGTTTCACCTTACAGGGAAAGTGCGGAAAGATGGCAGTAAGCCCCGTCGAAATATATGTAGATATTGTAATGCGGGGCATAGCACGGCCTGGGCCAGGAAAAATAAGGAGCGGAGCAGAGAGCAGGCACGCAGGTGGTATTGGAGTAATCCAGAGCGAGCGCGCGAGTTATCAAAACGTGGTAATAAAAAAAGACGATTTGAATGTGCATTATCTGCCAGTAAGGCGACATCAAAACGCGACGGATACGCTGCGTGTACGGCAACTTTGGCTGAAATCAAATTAGCCTTTATGGGCAAATGTGCTATTTGCGGAATTGAAGAATCTGTGTGCAAGCAGAAATTGTGCATGGACCATAATCACACAACTGGAAAATTTAGGGGATGGCTATGCCACAAGTGTAACTCTGGTATTGGCAGTTTTGATGATAATCCCCATCTACTTGAGAAGGCGGCTAGCTGGCTGCGGGAGCATCCGCTATGAGGGTTAGCACTCCGTTTTCATATCTAATTCCCAGAGACCTTGTAGCCAACTTGCGCTGGCGTGCCAGGGTCCATAAGCTGGTTATTGACAACCCAGAATTCGCAGACCTAATCAACGAGGCATGTGCCGCCGATCCATTATTTTTCATTTCGGGTTTCTGCTGGACTTATGATTCACACAAAGAACCGTTTGCTAAATTGCCATTTATCCTGTATCCGTTTCAAGAAGAAGCAGTAATAGAGATTATTAGTGCTATCAACGAGTATGATATACTCATTGAGAAAACAAGGCAAATGGGAATCTCATGGATAAATCTGGCAATTTTTGTGTGGATACTGCGATATTCCAGGAGTAGGAACGGTTTGCTAGGGTCACGTACTGAGGACTTAGTTGAAAAGCCTGGAGATGCAAAATCTTTGATGTGGCGCGTTGACTACCTTGTAGATAACCTGCCAGCATGGATTAAGAAGGGATACGATCCGTCAAAAAACAGAATTCGCAAGCATATCGAGATGCCCATATCAGGGTGCTCAATTGACGCTGAATCGACTACTCCGAACTTTGGTACAGGCGACCACAGGTTTTATGTTTTTCTTGATGAGTTTTCCAAGGTGCCCGACGGAGATGCAATGCTGGCTTCAACGCAGCCAGTAACTAAGGGTCGAATTATCAACGGCACCCCATACGGGATCAACAACGCTTTTTATGAATTAACGCACCATTCCAGCATCAAGAAACTTCGGTATCACTGGACTGTCCATCCTGTGTATGCGAGGGGGCTGTACCATAAAGAGAACGGAGAATACGTAGCAGATGACGCTGAATATTGGGCTGGGGTAGAAAATCCGAAAGAGAAGATGGAAGAATATGATGCCATGATTACCGGTCGTGGCGTTCCGCTGCCAGATAGTAAGAAACGCTCTCCGTGGTACGCAAAGGAATGTGCTCGTGCGAAGTCTGCTGCAATGGTGGCACAGGAGTATGACATAGATTATCTCGGGTCTGGCGGCCAGT